CGCGCTTTGAGAAGGTTCAAGGTCCATCAGTTCGACGGCACAAACGGCGGAAAAGACCGCATCCACCCCACACAAAAGCCCGTCAAGCTGTACGAGTGGCTCCTCATGAACTACGCCAAAGAAGGCGACCGCATCCTTGACACGCATCTCGGGAGTGGCTCCATTGCCATTGCTTGCCACAACCTCGGGTTTGACCTTGTGGGGTGTGAACTGGACGAGGACTACTACAAGGGCGCGTGTGAACGACTCGACAAGCACAAGAGACAACTCCGGATGTTTTGAGGCAGCCGGCCACATACTACCACGTTAAGAACTCGCCCGCGAAAATCCAAGTACACCAAGGGGGCACGCGGAGCGGGAAGACATACTCCATCCTCACGGCCCTCATCGAACTATGCCACCGCAACGAGAACAGCGGGGCCGTCATCACCATCGCCCGCAAGACCTTCCCCGCGATCCGTGCGTCGGTCATGCGTGACTTCTTCGAAATCCTCGAACGCGAGGACATCTACAACGTCGAGCTCCACAACAAGTCCGAAGCCACCTACTACCTCTTCGGCAACCTCGTCGAGTTTATCTCGGTCGACCAGCCCCAGAAGGTCAGGGGACGCAAGCGCGACATCCTCTTCGTGAACGAAGCCAACGAGCTCACCCTCGAAGATTGGCGACAGCTCATGCTCCGAACCACCGGCAAGGCCATCATCGACTACAACCCATCGGACGAGTTCCATTGGATATACGACCACATCCTCACACGCGACGACCATGAGTTCTTCAAGACCACCTATCTCGACAACCCCTTCCTCCCCGCGTCCACCATTCAAGAGATTGAACGACTCAAAGAAGCCGACCACGACTACTGGAGGGTCTACGGCTTGGGAGAGCGAGGCGTTTCCCGTGCCACTATTCTCACGCATTGGAAGACAGTACCCCAAGTCCCTGACGGATGGAAGCTCCTCAACCTTGGCCTCGACTTCGGATATACCAACGACCCCACAGCTATAGTCAAGGTCTACACCGACGGGCACGGCTTCTGCCTCGATGAGGTATGCTACGCCACGGGCCTCACCAACGCGGCCATAGCACAGACGCTACGAAGCGAGGAGATAGGCAAGGCCATGATCGTGGCCGACTCCGCCGAACCCAAGTCCATCGACGAGATACACGGGCACGGGTTCAACATCCACCCCGCAAGAAAGGGGCCGGACTCCGTGCGGGCAGGCATCGACTTCCTCCGCTCGCGTCCGCTGTTCATCACCGAGCGAAGCGTCAACGGCATCAAGGAGCTCCGCAACTACAAGTACAAGGAAGACAAGAACGGACGACACCTGAACGAACCCGTGGATGCCTTCAACCACTTCATCGACGCGAGCCGCTACGCCATCACATGGAACCAGACCAACCCCAACTTCGGGAAATACGCCCTCGGATAACTTGAGAAAATCACCCCCCATGAGTTATCAGAATATGGAGCTCCGCCTTCCCGCCCACTTTGCCGATCTTACTCTTGGCCATCTTATGACCTTGGAATCGGAGACCGACCCTGTCAAGCGGGTTTCGGCGGTCACGGGCGTACCTACCACCAAGCTACGAGAGATGCCCCACAAGCTCGTCACCGAAGCCGACGCGCACCTCTCGTACCTCCTGACCAAGGAGCACGCCCAACACAAGGAAGTCATCGAACTGCGAGGCATCAAGTACGGCTTCATCCCGAACTGGGAGGAGTTCACGACGGGGGAGTGGATAGACATGGAAGAGTGCACCACCGACTTCTGGAAGCACGCACACAAAGCCATGAGCATACTGTACCGACCCGTGGACAGGAAGTGGGGCGACAAGTACACCATCCTGCCGTACACGGCGAAGGAGGACAAAGAGGTCTTTCTCGAGATGCCCGCGCCGCTCGTGTCGGGTGCCCTCCTTTTTTTTTGGACTACAGAAACCGAACTGCTGAACACTTTGCGGTCCTCTTTGCTTCAAAAGACGAAGGAGGCGATGAGTTTGCTAACAAGTGGGGATGGTATCCCGTCCTCTACTCCTTGGCTGGCGAGGACTATCTCAAAATGGATGCGGTCACGGCTTCGCCCATCGGACACCTATTCACCCACCTCGCCTTCCTAAAGGACCTCGACCACAAGCGTAAAGCATGATCACCTACAACAACATCGTCCAACGGTTCGAGACCTTCTGCGCCGACCACCCTATGGTGCAGACCTTCTCGCATGGTAGCCCCTCCGATGTGGACCTTGAGAAGTTCGAACGCTACCCCCTCGTCCACCTCGTGTACACGGGAGCGGACTACAACACCGAGCGCACCAAGACGTACAACCTCGAGGTCTACATCCTGACGCTACCCCCCAGCGCAACGGACAAGGTCGACTACCAAAAGGAAGCATTCAGCGACTCCGAGCAGATAGCCGAAGACATCCTCGCCGACATCCAGACCGGGGGCATCATCTTCACGTTCGGCTACAACTACGACGTGACTTCGGCCAGCGTCACCCCCCTCGAAGAAACCACCTCCAACGTCTTGGCAGGGTGTCTCCTCGACATCGCCATCGCGGTGCCCTACACCTACGACTCCTGCAACACACCACTCTCATGAACAACTGGAAACTCCGACATAGCTTCACGGGCAACGCCACGTCCGACGTACAGACGGTCAACGGATACCTCGCCGACCCTGCCTACCATCTGACGACGAACCTTGTGCCAAATAGTGTCGACCCAATCCAAAAAGGGTCCGTCACTACTACCCTGAACTATGGCATCGCGCCCGATGGCAGCCAGTCGTCTCTCAAAATACAAAAGGACGGGGTAAGTGCGAACGACCGAGTTCGCTACATTGACGACGGTGCGATTGTCAGCGGCCAAACCTACACGATTTCTGCATTCGTCAAAAACATCGACGTCGCTGTCGGTGGTGTGACTACCATTGCCTCGCGTAATAACGGGGGTACGTTGTTCCGTCAGGGTTATGAATGGAACGGCGCATCGCTTTCCATTACGTCATACGCTGAAGGCGGCACACGCTCGAATGTCCTGCTCGAGGATTATGGCAATGGATGGTGGCGGATTGGCTTCACCTATGTCGCAGACGCTACGGACCACGATTTTGAGTTGGACATTGATAGGCAAAACGCCTCGGCCACCACATCGCTTGAGGCGTGGGGTGCGCAGTTTGAACAAGGCGACACAGCTACCTCTTACGTCCCAACCAATGGGGAACCCGTAACGCTTCCGGACACCTTCAACGTGACGGTCGTCCCCGTCGGGAAGGAATACCCCGCCCCCCTCGTGGTGCCACGGACGAATCTCCTCCTCCAGTCGAATCAGTTTGACACGACTTGGACAACAGGTGGAACGTTGGCAGACGAACAAGCAGGGTATGACGGGACCACAGACGCTTGGTTATATACAAAAGGCTCTCAATATGATGGTGTTCAGCAGCTGACGTCTGTAAACGGTGAGAATACATTGAGCGTGTATGCGAAGTCAGGGACCGTCGATTTATTTATGATTCGACTGACGATCGATTCAGGAACTTATGTGCCAACGGTTGATTTGTCAGACGGCGAGGTGATTACAGGTGCAGGCTTGACGTGTACAACCACTGACGTTGGAAGTGGTTGGTGGAGATGCCGTGTTACTTTTGATGGCAATTTAACCGCAATAAGCCTAAGAGCTGACACAAATCAAACAAGCGGCTCCATCTACATCCAAGACGCACAACTCGAAGTAGGAGACAAAGCCACCGAGTACATCCCCACCACTACCGAAGCCGTCACGCGGAGCTGGGATTCCTTCAGCCGAGTACAGAACCAAGTGCCGGGGATATGCAACGGAACCCACACCCATACGGGCGCGGCATCGGGGTCGGGCATCGCCGCCACCACCATCACAGGATCGGGCTCGGGTGCCACCTTCGCCTACGACTTCGACACGCTCGGAGTCCTTACCACCCTCACCGCCGACGGCGCGGGGTCAGGGTACAAGGTCGGGGACAAGCTGTCCATCGACACGACGGAAGGCCACACCATCGAGTTCCGCCTCGTAGAGGGAAGCAATGCCGCCACGGTGTCGGTCAGCATGGGAGCGGCCAAGCCCAACAAGCCCATCCCG